CCCTATTCTAAAGCTTATGCAGAACGTAAAGGAGTACCTCAATCAGCAGTCGACTTATTCTTAACTGGAGATATGTTAGATAGTATCGATGTCATTAACGAGACAGCTCAGACAGTAACTATCGGAATCAAAGGTGGAGATGAAGCTAAGAAATCATTCGCTCATAATACAGGAGACGGAAAGATGCCAAAGAGGGAATTTTTCGGGATTACTGAGGAAGAAGCTAAAGCTATAGCTAATGAGATCAAAGAATCTGAAAGGCAAGCTTCTCCAAGAACAACACTAGCAGACCTCGAAGCAGCCTTAGCAGCTCTAGAGATCGAGCAGATAGAATAATGGCTAAGCTAAGAGTAAAGAACATAAAGAAAGTTATATCTAATTTCCGTAGGGAAGTGACTAAAGTAGCTAGAGATAAAGAGACTCGTATGGAAGTTGGAGAGATTGTCGTAGAAGATATTCAGGACAATCCAGTAGCTAGAGCGGGGAAGGTAACTCAACAATTTCGTAGGTACTTCGAAAAGTATAACTCCACCGATCCTAAATATAAAAGAAGTCAGATAAATATCACTTTTACAGGTGAGTTAATGGAAGATCTCAAAAAGAATGTGAAAGTAGATACTACAGGTGGAAAGCTTGAGTATGTCATTCGACAATCAGATAAGCAACATAAGAACTACAAGTCAGGTAGTAAGAAGCCTAAGAAAAAAATAGCAGTTACGAATCTTAAGACGAGAGAGACAAAAGAAAGAGTTTATAGAGCTACGCATAATCAAGTCAGAAGATACGTTGAAGATAAAGGTTATGAGTACTTAAAATTTTCTCAAAGAGTAATAGACAAGTTAGGTAAGTTTTTACAGAATAAGTTGTACACGGAGTTGAAGAAGAAATTAGAAAAATGACTTGACAATTTGACAAGTCAGAATTTCAAGGAGAACATATAATGGAAGATCAAAATTTGGACGGTGTCCAAGACTCAAATGACGGTGTCATCGAGAACAAAGAACAAAATTTAAGTAAGCCTGAGAGGGACTTTAAGAAGGATATGCTTCGCTATAAAGACGAAGTTAATTCTCTTAGAGAAAAGCTTAAGGAGAAAGAGTTAGCGGAAGAGGAACAAAAAGGGAATCTTCAAGATGTTATCGCTAGGCTCAAAGACGAAAATAGATCGCTTAAAAGTGATCTTTCGAAGTCTAAAGTATCGTATGCTGAAGGTAAGATCGAAGACTCTTTTAAGAGGATCGCTACTCAGCTAGGGTGTAAAGATCCTGATACTTTCTATAAGCTAATCGACAGGACTGAAATTAGAGGAGTGGAGTTAGACGATAAGTTTAACGCTAACCTCGAGGATGTTAAAGATATTGTGACTAAGTATAGTAAGCAGTATGAACATTTAGGATTCTTTGGGAAGAAGGTTAACATCGTAGATAAAGCTCCCAATAACAACCCAATCGAGAAGCCAAAGAAGACTAAAAGTCTCGATGAGATGTCTCATGAAGAGCTTATGAAAATTGCAGAACAACAAGGATTGAAAAGGATTCAATACTAACATAAAACAAGGAGAAAGTTATGGCTGTAACAGGCGATACTCAACTAGCCCCTACTAAACAGGACATTATTGCAAGTGCTGTACAGAGGGAATTAAAAGAAAAAAGTTACCTACAAAATTACTTCCTAGATGTATCTAATTTCGCAGGTAAAGGAATGAAATCAATTAGCTTCCCTAAGCTTACTAGCTTCACAGTAGAAGAAAGAGCTTCAGGAGTAGCAGGTACTGTCCAAGATCTTACTTCAAGTGTAGATACTTTAGATCTAGACAAGAGAGCTTATGTATCTTGGCTTGTGGATTCGAATGATGAAATTCAAAGCACAATAGATTATCAGACATCCGCGGCAATGCGCAGCGCCGCTGCCCATAGCAGATTTGTCGATTCAAAATTGATAGAAGAATTACTTAATGTAGCTTCTTTAAGTGTTAACGGAGTAACTCCTGCTGACATTACTAG